AGACTACAAAGCCCCATGAGGCGCTGTTATTGTTTAATCCGTAATTTAATGTGTTAGAAGTGTAAAAAACAGCAAGACGGGCACCGTAATAGCCGGTAGTTGTGGAACCTAATTGCATCCCAATGTCTTGTGCAGCCGAGTGAGTACCACCAGTATAAAGAATTTTGTAATTGTCAAAATCTGTAGAGAATGCACTAGAAACGGCAACACTAGACACGCCACTACCTACGGTTTGTGACTTGATGTAAACCAGCCCTGAGTTGGCTAGATAAGTGTTCGTATCAGCAGCCGTCAGCACCTCGCCCGTAGTAAAAGTCTTTATAGCCATAGTTAAAATCCTAACTTGTTGTTATTTTGTGGTGAGGTCATACGTACCAGTTTCCAAGACGGTTCTGGTCTAAAACACCATAGACAGCGCTATCCAGCAAGAAATCTGCGTAAACATCCATAGGCGACAAATACAAAGTAAACACCGTCTGATCTGGTGTGCCACTGTAACCAATGCCCTCTATAGAACATATCTTTGTTGTAGTTGTGCCAGAACCCGGCACGACAAACTCAAGATAAATGATGGAACCACTACCGTAATTGGCTAATAAGTTAAGCACACCTGTGTTGTCTTGCATGACGTCAGTAAAGGTGACCTCATATCGCAAGTCGTTGGGGTTGCTTTGACTGTTAGCAAGCCATTGAGCCCTGTTTTGCGCTTGGCTAATCGTGATGCTGGCCGTGGCAACACTGTTAAATCGTGCACCATAAGTAGTGACGCTGCTCGAGTTGGTTGCGGTCTGTGCAGCAACTACTGGCGGTTGCACAGTGACTGTGTTAATAAAGTTTTGCCCAGCAGAGATACGCCTAAAATCTTGGTAAATGACGTATTTGTTACCTGTAGAAGCACCTTTAGCTGGTTTTAACGTTATTGCGTTTGTGACTGGTGAGCCCGATACTTGGGCTTTGCGTAATTCTAGGTATTGGTTAGACAAATACAGCTGGCCGCCAGTGGCTTCTGTTTTTAGGTTTGTATTTATGCGTGCAGCTAATGTGCCTGTGTATGTTGCTGCCGTGGCACTAAAAAAGCCAGTATTAAAAGGTTGTATGGCCATGTCTGCGGGCAAAGCACCTGACGCAACAGTAAATTGGTTCCATATCTGCTTAAAGCAAAAGTCTTGTGTCAGCGTGAAGTTAGTAACTTGTATGCGCCCTGCTCTGGTCATCCAATCATCTAAATAGATTGTTGCTGTTGAGTTTTTGCCAGTGCCAGCAGTTGTGTTTGTGCCTACTTGATCGTTGAACTGTATTTCAGATACCCAAAAGTATTGAGCATCTACGCCACTACTTGTGGAAGTTGTGACAGCGGTGCCAATACTAAAGTTTGCTACTTGGTTGTTGTCGTTTTTTATAGTTAAAACAAGTTGCTGTCCAGAGTAGTCATCTAGATAGTTTTGCTTGCCTCTAAATCGCGTAAAGCTTTTAACCATAGATGTGACCTCAGTAAAACTGGGTACCAAATAGAACTTAAACTCTAAACGTGCCATTACATTGCCCGGGTGTTTATTGGTACTGGGCCGTTGCTGCGTACATAGTTTTGCAGGGCAAGTACAACAGCGTTAGGGTCGCCGCCGTTTACGTTTACTGTTATGTTGTTGCCCATACTGCCCATTTTTGACAAAGGAATTACGGCCTCTGGGCCTGCTTCACCAATCAGAGCAAATGTAGGGCTTGTGACTATGCCGCCTGTGGCCATGGCTTTGTAGTCCAGTCCTGCAGGGTTAGCACCACCAGCTGTACCACTGTCGCCACCAAGACGGCCAAGACTGATCTGACCAAGCGAGCCAATATCTTTGCCGGGCTTAATTAAGTTAATGCCTTTGATAACTACGTTAATCATGGTGATAAAAGCGTTAGCCATAAACTCAAAGTTTCGTGCTACTTGATTGACAACTGCATTAACGACAGCGCGAAAAGTATCAAACTTCTTGTAAGCCATGACAAGGGCAACACCTAAAGCAACAATGCCAGCCGTAATCAGCACTGCAGGGTTTAACGCCATCGCCGCATTCACTAAAACAATGCTGGCCGCTAAAGCACCAAAAGCAACAGCAACAGCCGTAATCAGTGTCGGGTTCTCTTGTGCCCACGTGGCAAACGATTGAAGCACTGGCAGAGCCTTTTCAAGGATTGGTAACAGTGCAGCGCCTACACCTTCTTTGGCTTCACCAAGGGCAACGCCTAAACGCTTCATTGAGCCTGCAGCAGTGTTGGCAGAGTCAGTAGCGGCACCGCCAAAAGTGACAGCCATCTCGGCCATGACTTCTTCCATGCTTGCGCCGTCTTTAATCATTTGGCGTAGTTCTGGGGACAGTTTTGCTAGGGCGGTCATGTTGCCGCCATATGCCTTTTCCATGGCTTTAGTGACTGTTTCAAGGCTGATGCCTTTAGCAGCTGCAATGTCCATAGAAAGGTTGGCAGCCTTTTGTGCTTCGTCAATGTCCATGGTGGCGCGTACCAGCCCAGCCAGTGCCGGGCGTAACTCATCATCTGTAACGCCTTTAAGTTTGCCTTGCTGGGTTATGTAGGACTCAACACCTTTGATCTGTGCATCAGTGGCAGCAGTGGTTTTTTGTAGCTGACGCGCCAGCATTGCCTGTGCTTGCTCATCTTCCATAGCGCCTTTAACAGCGTCACCAAGGCCAGCAACTAAACCACCAAGAGCAACGGCAGCGTACTTATTGGCTTTGCCTAGCGCATACTTGGCTTTGGCTTGTGCGCCTTCTAAATCCTTAAAGCCCTTCTCGGCTTCCTTCAATCCCTTGTTATTGAATTGGGTAACGATTGGTAGATATACAGCCATTAGGCAGCCATCCTTTGTTCTAGTGCTCGATTGGCATCAGCTATGACTTCATCTACAGCCTTCATAATGTCGGCTGTGCCTTGCTCTTCAATGAACGCACGTGAGCGCCACAAGCCACGCTGAGGCCTGCCAAAAACATTGTGCAGTAGTTTGCTGAATCGACCAGTGCCGCCAGCGTTGCCAGCCATTGAAAACAACTGACCAGCTGCATCTTTCTGCACCAAAGTAACTAACGGCGTCACACCCGGGCGCGCTCTACCACCAATAACAATCTGCACCCCTTTGTCCACCTTGGATTTGTCGTAAGCAAGTCTGCCCTTTGTGCCTTTTTTGCTTGGTGCCCAGCCATGTATCATCGTTACGCCAATATCGGCAGGAAACTGTGCACGCACATTCTCGAGCATTGCAGGGCTACTAGCTTTAATCTTTGCCGCTGCCTTAAAGCGTGCCGACTTGTCCATCTTGGATAGTTCAGTCATCGCTTGCTTGAGACCTGTAATTTCTACACTGGTGGCAAGGCTCATGGCTTTCGGCTTTCGTTTAATAGCTTAATCGTGGTGTTTAAATCAGCTATGTCAAACTCTACAGCAGGTGGCCACCAGCCTGTGGCTACTAGGAGACTTGCTAGGGAATGGCGGTAGGTTCCGCTTGGGTAGGGTTTGCGGGATCATTGTCCACCACTTCTAAAGTCACCAAGCGTTTAATGAAATCGTCTAGTACTACAGGCACTGTGATGCCAGCAACTTTGGATGACTCATACGCCATAAAAGCCAAGTCCTCAATGCTGATGCCTTGCTCGCCAATGGTGCTTGACTTGCGTTTGTATTTGCGTTCCCATTGCACAATGACGTACAGGCTGGTTGTGACTTCGTACGGGCCTTCGCCCGAGTCCACCTTGAGAGTTAATTTCATGTCGGGTTCCTTTGGTTACGGGGCTGTGATGTCTCGCACGTATGTGCCGCCAATGAATGACGCGGTAATCATTGAGAGTTCGCCTACAGCACCAGTGATTGGGGTGTAGTCCACAAGTTGCATATTAGTGATTGTGAACTCAGGGTTAGATGCTGACTCTGTGACACCTGATGGTGAGATGGTTAGCTCAGTGGTTCCTGTGCCAAGGTTGGCAAACAATGTGGCTTCAACTTCGCCAGCACCATAAGAAAGGAACATTTCTAGCTCGACCGACACGGTCATTAAGCCCGGGACAAAGCGGTGGCCTGTATCTCCGAACGCGGTGCTTTCGAGACTGTCCACGCCCAAAGTCACGGTCGCACTCCGACATTGGTCAGTCAAATCGACCTTCGCACCACCAGTGGTAGGCGCAAGGTTTACGGTTGGGTTAGTGAGGTAAGTGCTTGTGGCCACGTTGGTTCTCCTGTGTCAAACGGTGCCGGGTGCCGTATCTGTTTATAGTTCTAGCAGATAATACTACTGCAGTTGTGTATGTCATGAGGTTTGTGCCTGCATAGCCATTTGTAAATCGTAGGCAGGGAACATCTGACCGCCAATATCAAGCATGGATGGTTGCCCTGCCATGATCACAATGCTCGAGCCAAGGACAGTAGCCACAATGCTGAGGATGTTTTGCAGGACTGGTAGCCCAGCTGGGCCGCTGCCAATAACACGTACTGGGACTGTTACGCGGATGATGTTGCCACCACCTGCAATGGTCTCAAAACTTGGCGCGTCTAGATAGACACAGTTAGGCACAATTTTTGTGGGGTCGTTAATTACCCGTAAGCCTGTGACTGCTGTGAGTGTGGCCTTGAGGTCATCCATAGCCTCGTTGAGAAGCCCTGTGGCAGGCATTAGGCCACCTGTGGGCGGTCTATGCCCAACAGCTGTTTAATCATCGGTGTCATGGCACTCACGGGCGCTGCACCCATACCATCAAATGTGGCAAAAGTGTCCTGCACAGAGCCACGAGCACGCCACAAAGCCGCTGCGTACATTGCTGTGCCGAGCGAAACGTCATGACCGGGACTGGTACTTAAATTATCAAAATACCCGGACTCTGATCTGCGTCTAAATGCAAAATCGTTGGCCGCATTAGTGGCCTGTGTAGCAAGCGTGTAGTCATCACTTGGGTTAGTGATATCTACGCCAAGGTATGTAATTAGTGACGCTGTTGTAATCCACGTGCAGTTTTGCGTGTAAGTAATCGTGCCAGTAGCTGACGCTGTGCGCTGAACATCACTGCCAGTGCAAGCAAACAGCACTTGATTAGGAATACTGACATTGCTATTAAACAGCAGATCACCTTCGGTATCTATGCCTATGTATTCATACTTGGGCATGGCATAGACAACGAATGTGCCGTTAAAGGGTGCAGCAACGCTGGCAACAGTGATGGATTGCCCCACCTCTATTTCAGTGTCGGTCAGTGTTTGTAGCACTGCGTAGTTGTCTAGCAGTTGCTTGAAAGTGACTGTGTATGTAGCCATCGGCGGTAGCCGCCTTTCTGACTAGGCGATTACGATGCCTTGGATGAAGCTTGACTTAGCAACGAATGTTGAGAAGTAGCCGTAGTAGCTAAACGTGCGGCTCA